AATCCATTAAATTCAATACAAGTATTAAATTTTGGCAAAAAGAAATCATATGGTAATTTTAATTTATTCTTACAATCATCAAACTTATATTGTTTTATAAAATCAATATTATTATTTGATAAAAACTCTGAAACTTTTTTCTCACCTATACTTTCACTACACTTAGGACATCCAAATCCAGATATATGTATTCTAGCCAATTGGTCAAAATATCCATGTTTTTTACATTTTATTGTAACATAATCTCTATATCCATTATATTTTGTCTTATCATATAAATATTTATCATTATGTATTCTTTTACACTTTTCTATAAAATCATCATTTGATAACTTATAATTACAATTTGTACAACCAGCACCTGCTAAATGATTATCAGGTCTTTGTTTAAAATCACCATGTTTATCACAATTTATAATTACTTCTTTCTTATTGTCTATATAATCTACTTTATCATAATTGTATTTATTGTTATGTTTAATATTAGCTTTTTTTATAAAATCATAACCTTTGTTTTTCCTACTAATTTCCCTTTTACAATCATTACAACCATTACTCCAAGAAATGGTCATATCTACTATTACCATTACCATGTTTTTTACAAAAGAAGTCTATTCTATCTCGTTGTTTTATTTCATTATTAGTATTTAAAACTTCAATTTCTGGATGTTTTGTTTTTACAAATTCTTTAAATTTATCTAATCTCATAAATTTATATATTTAGAATTAGAAACCACTAAATATATCCATCACAATTGTCAATCTTTTGGTTATTTCTGGCATTCCTAAAGGTGAAATAATAGAGTTAATAGGTGATAATATTGCTTTTTCAAATTGAATATCCATATCTATTTCAGGTGCAAATTCTATTGGAAAAGAACCTCTCATATAAGCAAAAGAATCATTAACAGACTTATCTTTACAAGCATAATATTTAATTTTAGTTCCAGATTTTATAAACTCATATTTATCTTGAAGAGGTTTATTCTTATGTAAAAGATAATTATAATATGCTGAACTTTTAACCGCAAAGTGAGCACCATTTACATATTGTAAAGGTAAGTTCTTATCATCAATTATCTTTGCATCATAATTAGAACAAGATGACTGTTGTGCTATATCATCAATGTCAGCCAATTCAAACTCTTTTCTTAAATTCTTAACCAATTTAAGTAATTCTTTAATGTTGAATGTATCAGGATTTAAGAATAAATATTTTACAATATCTACAATCTTATCCCTTGCAAACAATGGAGTAGAAGACCTTACAAGTTCAACTCCTTTAGGGAATATATAACTCATTGGATCAAAGTCAATACCATCTTCATGTACAATATGTTGAATATATTTCTTTTTAGCAATGTTTATGATAGATTCAGAAATCTTCTCTAACTCAAAGTCTTCTTTATTCTCAACACCAAATGATGCCGCATAATCTTCTAAACATTTCTTGAAATAACCACCATATCTAAATGAGTCCATTCCTTGAATTAAATCAAGTTCTTTAGACCAGTTCCATTTAATCTCAGTAGTGAATACACCTTCTGAAATCATCTTACTTAAATCTCTATTCTTAATAAACTCACCATCAAATATTAATAAATCATAATCATTAACTAATAACTCTTGTAATTCTTTAACATTCTTAGCCATACCAACACAATTAGGATTACTATGTTTAGGAAACTCTTTTGATAGTATAATAAATTTCTCACTGATGAAATCTAATTCATCAAATACTAAGTTTTCCCAAGTACAGTGATCAATTGCAGGTTTAAATGATACAAACAATGAGTCAGTATCTGCATAAATACTAACAGGTTCACTTTTATCAATTGCAGTAACATCTTTTATCCCAAGTTTGGTATGTAATTCAAAATCATTTTGCCATTGGTTATACCAATAATCTTGATTTACTCTATCCATTGTTTTGGTAAGGTCTCTACCTTGTGCAGTAATTGTACCTGCTACATGATTATTAAATAATATGAAGTAGGCTGTTGCAAATGCTCCGTTTTTTTATGTCTAACCCCCACCACATTTGTAGTGGGGGTTAGACATAGCTGCCATTTAATACCAATTTTAGAGCGGTCTGCATTGCATTGTAATACTCAACATCTTTCTTTAACTGAACTGCCTGTATTTTCAGCTCTTCTATTCTTTGTTTTTTTTCATCTTTTGTCATAGATATTATATTATTTATAGGATAATAAGTTTAGTATAAAAAGGGGGTATGTACATGGTGCTTTTTAATATATAATATATGGAAAAATGTAATTATATAAATTGTGATAATATATTTGTCATAAGAAAGAATAAACAATATTGTTGTAGAACTTGTAAAAATAGACAGAAAAATATTAGAAATACTAAAAATGAAAATCAAATATCTACTCCTATTTCTAAAGAAATATTTACTAACTTTAAAACAAATAAAATAGATATTTCTATTTCATATAGAAATATAACACATTATAGAAAACTTGGATATAATCCAGTTTTGAATAAAAATTTAGAAATTCTAATTAAGTATTTACCAACATCATCACATGTAAAATTACCAACTATATGTTCAATATGTGGTACAGAGAATAATTTACTATATTATAAATATATTGAAAATGTAAAAAGATGTGGGTTCTATAGTTGTAAAAAGTGTTCTATAGGTAAAAAGAATATTAAAAGAATAGAAAATGGTGGTGGTATTTATATAAATAAAAATGATAACATACTTAAAAAGTCATTATCCTGTATAAATAATGATATAATAACATATTCAGAGGATTTATATGATGATTGTCATATAAATGATAGTTATCTTCTTTATCGCAATGAATGTAGAAGAATAACAAATAGTAATGTTAAAAAACTAATTAGTGATTGGAATGGAATTGATTATTATACAAAAGAGGATATATCAAATAATTTTAATTTACCACATAATGATCCTGATTATCCAACTATTGACCATAAAGATTCCATATATTTTGGATTTGTAAATAATATAAAGCCCGATGAAATAGGAAGTATCAATAACTTATGTGTAACTAAAAGAAGTATAAATTCTACTAAAAGAGACCTATGTGAATTAGATTTTTTAGAAAAATTTATTAATATATAGATTATAAAAATAAGTAATATTATGAAACACTTAAAGAAATTTACAGAAGGTTTAGAAGACCATTTTGAAGATGATGAACAAGGACAATTAAGACCTAAGGTAAAACATTTAATTGAATACTTATCTAAACTAGATCCTGAAATGGAAGTTCACTTAGATAAAGATGGATGGCAAGGTTATGGTGATAGTGAGATTGAATTAATTGAGACAAGTGGACTATTTGATACATTTGGAGATTCACTTTTTATAAACAACTAAAAAATAAAATAATTATGAAACATTTACAAAAATTTAATGAAACAAGTAGAGCTAGAACCAAAGGTACTACAGACCCTTTAGAAATATTAGGGGATAAGTTTAGAGATTTTATTGAAGAAGTAGAAGAATTTGGAGAATATGCTAATTGGGAGTTCAAATCAGGTAATGGAGTTGATGATAAAGAAAATGCATATGATGCTATTAATGAATATGGTAAAAAACTTTCAGAAGTAAACCAAAAGTTTGAAACATTCAAATCAGCAACAAAATTACACTATGGTGAATAATGAAGTATTTACAAAAATTTAATGAGAATAAAGAGTCAAATGATGATATTGATATGGAATATATTGATATATGTTTTGTTGACTTTATGGATGAAGGTAGATATAAATCAACACTTTATAGTGGTAATAATGGAGTTAATATAGATATACTTATTCCAGAGGAATATAGTATTCCTTATTCTACTGGAAATATAAATGATTTGTTAAAGGTAGTTAGATGGAAAGAAGAAGAATATCTAAAGGTAGAAGATGCATTAAATAAAATAAAAATAAAAATGCCAAATTTAAAATATCATATTACTTTTGATGATCATGAAAATTTAGAATCTGATGCATATATGAATATAAGACTTAGTTATAATACTTCCTATTATCACACAATATAAAAAGAAGAACATTAGTTCTTCTTTTTTGGTTTTAGTATCATTAACCATTTACTGGTCTCTAACTTTGGAACATTTTCAGGAGTTCCAAACTCTTCAAGAATTGTAGCAAATTTTAACATTACTAATTGTCCTCTATCTGGATTACCTTTTTGTCTTCCTTTTAATTGAATTACACATTTTACTTTATCACCATCTTTTAAAAACTCTTTACCTTTCTTAGCTTTAATTTCTAAGTCATGGTCTGAAATCTCACAAGATAATTTTATTTCTTTTAACTCTGACTTTACAGCATTTTTCTTTTGTTCTTTTAACATTTTTTCAATGTTATAAAGAAATTTACCATAATCCTCAATCTTTGCAATAGGTGGTTCTTGATTCTCATTAATTAAAATAAGATCCTTACCCTCATCATCCGCAAGTTTGAGAGCATCTTTGGTTTTCATTACTTGAGGTGAAGCACCTGTAACAATTAACCTAACTTCAAATGACTTAATATCATCATTTATTTTGTGTTTTCTTTTGTTGTTTACTATTCTTTTATTCATTTTATTAATTAATCATCTGAGAAGTCTTGTTCAAAGGAACAATGGTTTTCTTAATATATACTATATGAAAAAATGTAATAAATGTTTAATAGAAAAGGAAATTAATTTATTTCCAAAAACTGGGGCAAAATGTAAAGAATGTGTGGCTGAGTATAAAAAAAAATATGCTCTTCTTAATAAAGATAAAATTAAAGAATATAGGAAGGAATATTATTCTGAAAATAAAGATGATATTATAGAATCTAAAAAAGTATATTATGAAAATAATAAAGAAAAGATTATATCACAGGTTAAAGAATATACTATCAATAATATTGATAAAATTAAAGAGTATAAAGATGAATATAATAAAAATAATCCTAACTTAGAATATCATAAGGAATATAGAGAAAAAAATAAAGAATTGGTTTCTCAAAGAAAAAAAGACTATTACCAAAAAAATAAAGAAAAAGTCAAAGAAAAGGTTAGAGAATATACTTCTGAAAATAGAGAATATGTTAATCAAAGAAAGAGAGAAAATAGAGAAAAGAACAAAGATTACTTAAATGAAAAAAATAGAGAGTATATAAAAAAGAGAAAAGAGAATGAACCTCTATTTAAGTTAACTTGTAGTATAAGAACTCTTATAACACAATCATTCAAGGGTCAGTTTACCACTAAGGCAAAAAAGACAATAGAAATATTAGGTTGTGATTTTGAAACATTCAAAGAACATATAGAAACCCAATTCACAGATGATATGAATTGGGATAATTATGCTTCTTATTGGCAGTTGGATCATAAGACACCAATTTCTTGGTCAGAATGTGAGGAAGATGTTTATAAATTAAATCATTATACTAACTTTCAACCTCTTTTTTGGAAAGATAATATCTCAAAAGGTAATAGATGGGAAGACTAGTCTTGATCACTAAAGTCTTGCTCAAAACTGAGCATGAGATTTGAGTTTTCATCTTTTATTAACATAAAGTTCTCAAATATACAAAACTCTATATTCTCTAATTTATCATTTATACAACTTAAAAATCTTTTGTTTAGAATTAAAGCTGCACTTCTATCAGCTTCAATTTCATCAACCTCCAATTCCCAAGAGGATTTTTCTGAGAATATTACTTTTCCCTTAGTAACATCCATACAGATAATTCTTTCACCATTTATACTTGATAATTTCTTAACATCAAGAAAATCTTGATTACCAATATTAAATGACCACTTTTTATCTTTAGGGTTTAATCTCTGAGCCAATGCAGCTTTTCCAATATCTCTAACTGAATATAATTCACCACCTAACCAGTTTACTTTGAATTTACCAGATGATAGTTGGAAAGTTCTAACTGCATAGAGTAATTCATCATCTTCATCTTCTTTATATGTTAAGTCAAATCCAATTTTATCCATTTCTCTAATAAATGCCAAGTTCTTAACAAACTTTTTAGCATTAGGTATAATCATATCAATAGTATAATCAAAGTCATCAATATCAAAGAAATCACTTGTTTTCAACAGGAAGTTCTTGAATGCTAACATTACATTACCACCGCCCAACATTGAGTACATTAATATATTCTCACTATCAATTTTCACTCTAACAGTGTCATCAATGGCTGCAATGTTTTCTATCTTAGAAACAAATAAACTGAAATTCTCTGGTTTTATCTTTAGTTTTAGTTTTGACATAAATTTAATCTTTAGAATTATATAAAAAAGATGGTTTTTGTTTAATAGATTTTTAATATATAGACTTATGAAACATTTAACTAAATTTATAGAATACCTAAAAGAAAGTAAAGAAGAAATTGATTTAGACTTAATAGTAAATAATTTTTTAGTACCAGTAAAACATCTTGGTGTTAAAATAAGTACTCATCATAAATCACTTGAAACTTCTGGAGAATTTGCAGGACATAATATAACAACCATATCTTTTGATATTTCACACTTTGATAGAGTTGATGGTGAATCTAACACTTATATTAAAGATAAAAGATATTGGGATTTGTTAGATGAATTGATTATGTTTAAAAATGTTATGGATGAAACATATGGAAATGTTGTTACAATTTGGCCTGCTGCATATAAAATAGATATTGATATTTATAGTAAAATTGAAGAAGATGATAAATATCTAATTAAGAAGTTATCTAATGAATTAAAAGGTAATTCAAAAATATATTCTTCTATATCTAAAGAGGGAGATAGTATAAAAGTATGGGTAGAGGGAACTAAAAGAGTTTGGGATAATTATATTAGAGAAAATCCTGTTGATTTTTCAAAATTTAATTTAGAATTCATTGATAATCCAACAGAAATGCGTATTAAACAAGGAAGATATGGTTATCATAACAAAAAAGTAAAACATTTGATTATACAAATAACTCTTAAAAAATAATAAAGTATGATGATTAAAAAATATAATGAGTTCATTAGAGAATTTGTAGAAACTGGTTCTGATAGTGTATTAGATGCAAAAATGCAAGAGATTAAAGAACTTGTAGATAGTATAGGTGGTCAAGCATTTATGTATGAGTGGGAAAATAAAAATGACCATGAATTATTTGTTAATTTTACAAGTAATGAACTTGTATTAAGATATGAGTTTGATATAGATGATTTAATGCTTAAAAAAATTGCAAGTAATGTAGTTGACTTTGAAACTAAAGTTAGTTCAATAGATGAAGGATTAGACATAATAGAGAAAGATATTCACTCTATATTAGGTGTATCAGAAACATATCAAGGTAGATGGACAGAATCATTGAAATCAGAAGATGTTAAACAAATATATCCAATGGTTAAAAGAATCTTAGAAATATATCCTGGTGAATCTGCAGACCAAGAAGGTATTGTAGAAGAATTAGAAAGAAAGTTAAGAGTTTATGATGATATTGTTAGAGAGTATATTATTGATACTTTGATGTTTGGTGACCCAGATATTTCATTTGATGAATTAGAAAGAAAAGTAATTGATTTAGGTGATAGAATCTATGATATGGGAACAGAAAGAAGAATGGTAATAGATGCATTTGAAGATGCATTTCAAGTTATAGGTAAACATTTTTACCTAACAGAAAGTAAATATGAAGAGAACATATCTATCATAATAGAAGCAGGTGAGGGTAATGCTTTTATAAAAAACAAATCTATTAATTTAGAAATTAACAGAAAGTTAATGAAAATATTAAATAAAGAATTTGATTTGAACTTTAGTGAATTATCTGAAAAACATAAAATTGAAAACTCTAAAGTTTCTGAAATTGCAAGTTTCCTAACTAAAATTGGACTTAAAAAAGATGAAATTAAATCAGATAGTAGAATAAAATTAGTATTTAGTGGTAAACTAACATTAAAAGATATAAAAAAATTGAAATAATGAAATATTTAAAATTATATGAAAATTTTACTAGTCAAACTCCTTTAGAAAGACAATTTTCAGAAGTTGTAGTTGGAGGACTTAATAATAATGATAGAGAGATTGTAACATTCTGGGCAACATTTAATGCACTTAAAATTGAAATAAAAGATTTTATTGATACAGAAGATAATTTATACAAGGAAATGATGTATAGAATTGTTGATGACCAAGATCCAGTTGAAGTAATGGAAAACATTGTTAGTAGAATTGGTGAAACAAGTCCTGAAATGGAAAGATTATTAACAAAAATGTCAGAAATTAATCCTTATAAATATAAGGAACAAACATATTCTGATGATGATGAAGAAATAGAAATGTAATGAGATATATAAAAGTATTTGAAGAATTTAATTTTGATATTGAACCATTGGATGTATATGGTAAAAATCTTGAAGTTATCATTGATAATGAAGATTTTTCATTTAAGGTAATAGATGGTGAAGTTAGTTTTTCAAGTAATGATGATTATGAAAAAGCATTTGAACTTGGTATTGAAATAGATGATGAATTAAAATCATATATACTTGATGAATATAAAAAAATGTCAAGTAAAACAAGAATGAAGAGATTTGGTTTCTTCAAATAAAAATAAGTAATAAAATGAAACACTTAAAAAGATTTAATGAATCACTTAATAGAGAATTTCCAGGTGAAATATCTATATCAGACTTTATAGATAAATTAAATGAAGGTAGAACTCCACCACTTGGAGCAAGTAAAGAAACTATCATTTCTTGGTGGAATCAAAATAGAAGTAATTTCAAAATACATTACTTTCCATTCAATACTCAAAAACCTATTATGGGTTGTTTTGTTGGAACTGATAGAGTTTTAATTAATTCAACACCACCAGTTCCTGGAGATATTAAGTTTTTCATAGCTCTTCATGAATCAAGACATGCATTTCAAGAAGAAAATGGAGATTTTACACCTAAATACTTTAAAACTGTTGTAGATGGTAATAAAGAAGAATTCTTACAGAACTATAAAGAACTTGAAGATGATGCAAATACTTATGCAATTGATGCTTGTAGAACAATGGGATTTAGACAGATAATCTCAATGGAACATATGTTAAGAGGTAATGAAAATATGGGAGAGGAAATCTATAGAATGATGACTGATGATTTAGAAAAAACTAATGCAACTACATTCTTTGAATTATTAGAAGGTCAAATCCTATAACATTTCATTTACATTCTCTTTTAAGAACTTTTCAATTTCTTTAAGTTTTCTAAATGATGTTTTTATGTCTAATTGGATTCTATAGTTTTTAACTATGTCATCCTCTTCTATTTCTAACTCTTTAACTTTTAATTCAATCTCAGGAAGATACTCAAATAAATTCTTTTTATCAAGTAAGTCTTCTTTTGATTGAATTTTTGTTTTTCCATCATGTGAATTGAACTCATAATTACCCTGTTCATTAGGAGTAAATATAGTTCCTTTATCATATAGTTTTATTTCTTCAAAACCAGTGTTTGTTATTAAGTCTTTTATTAATCTAAATTTCATAAATATTATATTAAACTTAATAACTTTGTTTAATGAAGTCATTTTCCCAAATAGAAATAACATTATATCCTTTTTTTATTAAATACTTTTCTCTATTTATAGTATTTCTATATAATTCACCAAATGTTTTCTTTGAAACTGAGTTATAATCTTCTGGATTATATAAATTAGGATTACCATGCCAAAAATCACCATTAAATTCATAAATAGTATTTGTAATTGAATCATAACCATCAACAATATACTTACCAATCCTAACCTGTCTTTCTACTACACCAAGAAAATCTAACCATTTATTCTCTTTTATACCACATCTATCACCACATTTAGGACAACCTCTACCACTCATATGTTTATTAGGAGTTTGTAGAAAATCATTATGTATTTTACAAGTTATAATTACATATTTATGTATATCAGTATAAATAACTTTATTGTATAAATATCTATCTTTATGTTTTTCTATAAATCTTTTTATTACATCTTCAATTTTTAGTTTACCCCTACCATTATTACATTTCTTACATCCACTTCCTCTAAGATGATGGATTGGTCTTTGATGAAACTCACCATGTTCATTGCATATAATTTTTACATCTATAATATTATTTACATAATTTACTAAAGTATAATCATATTTATAATTATGAACTATATTAGACTCATCAATAAAATCCTTAGTGCTTTTTCTTGCCATTTATATTAATAATTTTTTAATTTTCTCATTCTTACTATTCTTTAACATATCTTGGTATATTAACCATTCAATATATTTTGATTTATTATTAAACTCTTCATTTAATACATCATCTAATTGTTTGTCTATGGATATGGATATCCTATTTTTATTAATCTTTTTCATATACTATATATTAAGTTAGTACTTCTTCCTTTGACATTTTGGTGTAATTTTTGTAAACTTTTTTAATAATTTTTATATTAGATATATGGCAAGGAAAAAATTAGAAGATATTAATAAAAAGAAAAAAACTGGTATCACGGTTAATATTGACTTGATAGATATTATGGATGAATATCTTGAAGAGATAGGCAATTCAAATAGATCTAGATATGTTGAAAAATTAATAGAAGATGATTTACAAAAAAGAGGAATAACAATTAATAAAAAATTTTAATATGAAATTAAACAAAAAGTTTTTAAAAGAATACTTAAATAGTACTTCTCCAACAGGATTTGAATATGAGTTAGGAGGACAGCGTGTATGGATGGACTATATGTCTAAATATGCTGATCAAGTTGAACTTGATAACTATGGTACTGCTTATGGTGTTATGGGTAATTTAGAATCAGACTTTAAAGTTGTAATTGAAGCTCACTCAGATGAAATCTCTTGGTTTGTTAATTACATTGATTCTAAAGGTTATATCAAAGTAATCAGAAATGGTGGCTCTGATGCAACAATTGCTCCTTCTATGAGAGTTAACCTATGGGGAGAAAAAGGACCTGTTACAGGTGTTTTTGGACACCCTGCTATTCACATTCATGACAGAAAGAAAGAAGCAGATTTAGACTCTATCTTTATTGATATTGGTGCTTCTTCTAAAGAAGATGTTGCTAAAATGGGAATCAAAATTGGTACAGTTGTTACCTTCAAAGATGAACTAATGGAATTGGGTAAAGATTACTACACTGGTAGAGCTTTAGACAATAGAATTGGTGGATTTATGATTGCAGAAGTTGCAAGAAAATTAAAAGAGAAAGATATTAAACTACCTTTCAAACTTTATGTAGTAAATTCTGTTCAAGAAGAAATTGGATTAAGAGGTGCTGAAATGATTGCACATACTATTAAACCAAATGTAGCAATTATAACAGATGTTTGTCATGAGACTTCATCACCTTGTTATACTCCAAGTAAACAAGGAGAGCATGTTGCTGGGGATGGTGGTGTTATCACCAGAGCTCCTGCAGTTCACAATAGATTAAGAAAATTAATCTTAGATACTGCTGAGAGTAAAAAAATTCCTCACCAATTAGCAGCAAGTTCTACTCATACCGGAACTGATACTGATTCATTTGCTTACTCAAATGGTGGAACTCCATCTGCACTTATTTCATTACCATTGAAATATATGCACACTACTGTAGAAAGTGTACATAAGAATGATGTTAGAAATGTTATCAAATTAATTTATGAAACACTTCTTAATATTAAAGAAAATCATGATTTTAAATATAATTCTAAATAATTAGAAAGTATTAACTCAACATCTTCTAAATAGGATATTCTTAGTAAGGGTATCCTATTTTTTTTACAATATTCATTTTTTATTCTATCATTATTTTGTGTAATTTTTAGTGCATCATCACCACCCCAAATAGAAACAGATTCAAAATGTTGTCTACCATCATATTCAATCAATATGTTCATTTTTGGTAAAAAAAAGTCAAATCTCAAATAATTTATATTTTTACAATCATGATAATAATATTCTCTAATATACTCAATATTATTATTTTTTAAGTAATTTACTATATTTGTAATACCTTTACTTTCTTTTATTATACCTCTCGGTAAATGACCATATAAGTGGTCACTAATAACCTGTTCATATACTTTATCATCATAAATTAATTTAACTTTACTTTTCATACCATCACACTCAACTAGTGAATAATCAAAAATATTACCAAATAATTCTATTGATTTTTTAATAAAGTTTTCATTTGTTATTTTAAATGGTGCTTTATCAGGTGATTTTCCTTGTAAATGTGCATATGCAAATTGTTCATATATAACATTATCATAAATTAATTTAATTTTACTTCTTACATTTTTAAAGTCAACTAGTGAGTAATCGTATTTATCACCATGTATTTCTTTAGATTTTTTAATAAACTCTTCACTTGTTAGCCTTCTAGCCATAAACTTTTAACTCATTTTTTATTATAATGTATATATAAAAATAACGTGTTCCCCTATGAAGGAAAGGATAAAAAAAAGTCAATATGAATCAAGTAAAATTTATTCTAAAAATTATAACAAGTTAAATATAAATGTTCAGTTAGATAGAGAATTAATAAATATGTTAAAAGATAAACTAAACGGTTCAGTTAGTTTAAAAAATTACCTAGAAGAACTAATTAAAAATAATATCAACACATCTTAAAAAGATGGTTTTTTTATTTAATATATAGTTTATAAAAAAAATTTGATTGTCCGTAATTACTACAGAAGACAATCAAAAAAATTTATTATTATTATTATTATTATGAAATATTTAAAAACATACCATGAGGCATTAAAACCTTCACAATTCCGAAAATATGTTAAAGAATTTGATAGAGATAGATATTCTGAAATATTTAAAGAAATTGGAGATAAATATGATCATGATAAAAATTATTATCGTGTTTATATTCCACTTGAGAAAAAAAAGTTGACTGGATATATTTCAGATACACATAAAGAAGTTGATAATTTTTTAAAAGAAAATGATTGTCAAATAATTGATTATGTTAAAGGAAAGGCTAAATTTAATAATTCTAAAAATGAAACAACAATTGGTAAATTACTAACACGTTTAAAAAATGACAAATTAAATATTGCATTTCAAAGTGATGAAAAAAGAAAAGTATTAACTTCTACAGAAAAAGAAGATCTTTTAGTTGTTATATCAAGACATCCTTATGATATAGCAGGATCAGATACAGATAGAAATTGGACTAATTGTATGACAATTGGAACAGATAAGTCTAATAGATTAACTAAATTGATGGATGAATATGAAAAAACTGGTGATAAAGAAATAAAGAAGAAAATTAATGATTATAAAGAAAATGGTGAAAATGTTAAATATTTGATACATGAAGTTAAAGAAGGATCATTAATTTCTTATTTAATAAAATCAGATGATAAAAATATTAGTAATCCATTAGCAGTATTAAATATTAAACCGTATGTAAAAGATGAAGAATTTATGTTATCTACTAGTAAAAACATGTATGGAGTTAAAAGACCAGAATTTAAAAACACAGTTGATAACATATTGAGTGAATATTTCAATAAAAGTATAAAACCTGGTGCATATTTCATAAATCAAAATGTATATAATGATGGTGATTCTGACAGAATTAATTATAATGTATTATATAAAGAGTTAAAAGAATTTTGTGAAAACTCTTTAGCAAATCTATTAGATGAGGGTTATGAAATTGATGTAATCAGTGATAATTGGGGATTTAATCAATGTCTTCTAAAATCTACTACCAATAATTTATTTTATTGGAATGATGTAAAGAATGATTATATTCCATTTCTCCAATTACTATCAGAAAATTATGAAATAGATAATTTTTTGGATGATAAATTAAAACAAGTATCTTTTAGTGGTAATCGTTATTCTAAAATAGAAACAATGATTAATGATGAGATTGATAATATAAGTACTTATGGTATAAATATAAAAGTAGTAGATAAAAAGAGATAAAAAACCATCAATTTGATGGGTTTTTATCTTAGTGTACTAAATACACCATTTTTGAATTGGTTTGGACTCTAAGTAGCACAGATATAGATGAACGTGATAAATAAAAAAAGAGACTTTAAAGTCTCTTTTTTTATTTTCCTAGATAGTTCATTAATTCAACCATATTCTTAATTGCAAATCCAAGTGATTCTAAGTTTTTAACAGTATCTCTCAAAAACTGAATATGACTTTCTATTATTTCCATTGCTCTTTCATTCTCTGCCAAATGACCATCAATTAAAATACCTTTCTCTCCCATATTAGTTTTAATTCCAAATCCAGTTGCATAAAAAACAAATCTATCTTGTCTTAATCTTTTTATCTTTGTGGCTTCTTTACTTCTTTTATTAAGAAATAAATTTACTTCTTCATTCAATACTTGTCTAAATGAAAGAGCAAGTGCTTGTGTATTTAAAATTTCTTTATGACTTGCAGGTAAACTAAAATCTAATGCCAATGATTTGAATAATGGATCTACATTTTTACTCCACTCTATTCTTTTATCATTAAAAAAGTCTTCCATTTTATCATTTACTTCTTTAACTTTAGCAATTCTATCTACTTCTTCTTGATTATATAGATTCATCTTCTTTGATTATTTTTTTAAGCTTATATTCTCTCAATAAGTCTGTCTTTGATAAACCATTATTTATCAAAGTACTTACTTTATTCTCTAATTTATTTTTTAGGTATTCTTCAAGCAGGTCTGCCCATTTTTGTGTTAGTTCAATGTCTTCAATTAAAACATCATCCATATTGACATTAAGTTCAATACAATTATTTCTACAATCTATCAATACATTAATTGAGTTGTAGCTACTATTCTCTGTTAGTATTTGACCAGTTGAACTATTTATGATAGTGTCAGGTTCTTTGTTCTCTAAATAAAGATTTATTCCAAAGTGTCTAAATCCATATCTCATCTTTTTTGATACTTCTATTCTTTCATCTTCTATATTATCATATAGAAATGTTAAAAACTCATCAATTTCATTCATTCATAGGCCAATAATTTTTAATCTCTAATAAATTAAAGATTTATGATTATATATATTTTATCATGTGTTGTTTAGTCAAAAAGAAAAAACCTCACTTAAAGTGAGGTTTTAATTTATTTATTGAAACTTATTTCTTATTTCATCATGACTCATACTATCCCAATCTTCATCCTCTTCTGGATTACTATGACCAGCTATAAAGTCAAATACTTCTTCAATATCATCTTTAGAACTTGTAATGTGGTCAGATGCCCAATCATGCTCATTTAACATAGCATCAATTTCAGCTTTATCCATTTGTAGTAATTCATCTACTAATCTTTTGATAGTCTCTAAATTAGAAAAGAACATATAATTACCTTCTTCTTGGTGTTCTTTAAGACTTTTTAAAGTTTTTGCTAATTCTAATCTTCTTTTCTTAGTAGCATCTTTCTTGTCTAACTGAGTTCCTGGCTTTTTATTATCTTTATCTTTGGCTTTTAATTTAGATAATTCTTTTTCTATCTCATTTTTAGTTATTTTCTCATCTTTACCTTTACCTAAAGATTTTTTTAGAGATCCTTTATTAGAAATAGCATCTTTTATCCAGTTTTTCTTCTCATTAAATGAATTAAAATCTTTTATATTCTCCATTTTTTACTATAATTTTTATTTATATATTTATTTCATAAAATGACAAAAGGAAGAAGAGTATATATAATATATATATTATATGGAAAAGAAAAAATATACAAGTATAATGATAAGTTTTGAGTTAAAAAAACTTATGGAGCAAGAAATAATTAAAAGTGGTATTAAGATGAGTTATTCCCAACTTATAAAATATTTAATAGACAAAAATGGAAAATTATAAAATATATGGACTTAAATTAAAAGATAGTAATGATATAAGATATATTGGATTGACTAAAAAGACATTATTGGATAGATTTAAAAGACATATTAGAATTACATCAAAAATGAATACTAAAAATGGAAATTGGATTAATAAGTATAAGGATAATATAGAAATTATATTAATTGAAGAAAATATTAAAACAACAGAGATTGCAAGTGAAAGAGAGATTTATTGGATAAAATACTATAAAGAAATTGGTAATGACCTAACCAATGGAACTCTTGGAGGATTTAAAGGAGAACCAACAGAAGAAACTAGAAATAAATTATCGGAATCACAAAAAGGTAAAAAATTATCACAAGAAACAAAAGATAAAATAAGAAGTTCACTCATTGGTAGAAACCAAACTTCTGAACATATAGAAAATACAAAAATATCAAAAATTGGTTATAAACACTCAGAGGAAGCTAGAGAAAATATAGGTAATTCTAGAAGAAATAAACCATTATTATCAAGTAGAAAAGTAGAAGTTTCTTATTTCATAAATGGTGAAATTATAGACATATTTGAAACATATGCAGAATGTGCCAGATTTTTAAATATTAGCAAATCTTGCATATATGATGTGCTACATGGAAAGTGTAAGAAATCACATGGTTATGTGTTCAGATTTATAGATTAAATTATAATTTTTTATCCCATAGATAAAGATCATAAATGGCATTTCCTTTAATATTTTTAATACTTTTTAAAACATCACCCGTAATTGAATCCATGACTTTAAATATCCCAAGATTTTTTTGTTTATCTGTCAATACTCTCACGGTATTACCCGGACTTCCCATTGCACCCAATACTGCAATATATTTATTACCATAGATACTTTTTAAGAATGAAATTCTTAATCCTGCCATATCTTTATTATTATTTACATAAGCATTCTCAAATGGCTTCATTAAATCTACTTGAGTTTCTGTTTCTTTAACTTGAATAGAAGCAAATGTTTTATCTGGTTGACCAATTGTAACCTCTTCTCTATTTTGAATTTTATTTTGATTGATAAGAGCTTGTTGGTTTCTTCTAATTTCATTGAAATCAGCTTTAACTATAATACCACCTCTCATACCTTTATCATTCATATTATAACCTGCTGGTGGTAATCTATAGAATGAACCAGTGAAAGTCATAGAAAGTATTCTATCTGTTCTAAAAAGTCTCCAAATCTTGTTTATATGTCTTCTTTGAGACACTGACCATCCATTTAAGTGCCATCCTCTCAATAAAACTTTACCTTGTGAAGAACGTCCAAGTACCATTGGATAAATTACTCTCTCATGACCTGCAAAGTGTTTATCTTTTTCACCTTTGTAGTTTATAAGAAACATCATACCATATCTAATGGCTTTTCTCATAACTTCATCTGAGTATTTAATAGGTTCATTAATTGGAATATTTGCAATATCCTTTACATTTTTTAGTGAAAACCTTGGAATATACTCATTATCCTCAATTAAGTTGTAGTGCTCTTTGACAACAAACTCAACAGGTTTTTTATTATAAAAGTCTCTTGTTTGTGATAAATTCATAAACTATATATTAAATACATAATTCCTAAAAACAAAAAAGAGAAACATTTCTGTTTCTCTTTTTAGACCAAGCACATTTCTAATTACTTAACAGCAGGAGCTTCTACTTTAGTAGTATCAGCAACTTTAGTTGTGTCAGTAGCAGTTGTATCAACTTTAGTAGTATCAACAGCAGTTGAATCAACAGTTGTTGGAGTTTCTACAGTTTCAGTTTTTTTACAAGATGTTACAGTGATTGCAACAATAGCCATTAAAGCAAATAATAATTTTTTCATAGTTTCTGTTTTTTTAATTTTTTTTACATGATTATATATCATGAAACTTATCTTTTGTTTATAAAAAAAGTGAAAATATTTTTTTAATATATAGATGTAATAAAAAACATAAGTTAACAATGTCAATAAGTAGTAGAGAAGATGCAAATAAATATTATCAAGTAGTAAATAAACTTGTTGATGACTATATGGACAAGTGGAAGATTAGACCTACAAACTTAAAAAGATATTTGAAAACTGGTTCTGATAAGTTTGAGAAGTTCATTGAAAGAAATGGATTAAAGGATATTAATGGAATAAAACAAGTTATAAGTGATGTAATTGATGATAGAGTTCATATGGAATCTGATGGTGTTTTAACATTTGAGAGTTTCAAAGTATTTGAATCTGTAGATTTTAAGTTTACTTCACTTTTACAATGTCTTTATAAAGGAGTTGGTAGAACTGATATTAAAGCAGAGAAATTCTTAGCAGACCATTTTGATGCTAATTTAAGTCAAATAGATATAGTTGATTCTGATAAACACTTATTCAAAGTAACAAACTGGGAAAATGATGATTTATTGGTAATTGTTTATAATAAAGATGAGATGGATATTATCAAAGGTAATATTGTAGAATATTTAACAGATGAGTTATTAAAAGAAGAAGTTGATTTATTAGGTCTTCCAGTAATATTAAGTAATATAGTTGATAAGTCTAAAGCAGAAAGTTATATAGAATCTCAATTAGATGATGATAGAATTACAGACTTGATAAATAATTCACTTGAAAATAACTTCACTAAGTTTAATTTTGAGAAAACTGATGATTTTTATCTTTGGAGTAAAAAAGAGTAATATAAAAAAGAGAGTTTAACTCTCTTTTTTATTTTTATGGAAATAATATTTTAATATATACATAAAAACAAATTAATCTATGGCTCTTTTATATGGATATGGAACTGGAAGTAATATTGAATCATTTCGTTATGATGAGGTTGCTAATTTATTAAATCAAATTCCTAATAATACTTTAAATTTAGTTAAGGCCTCTGATGTTAGAGATTCTGTATTTACTCTTTGGGAAAGAATAAACGATTTAAGTGCTATTGTTGCATCAGCATCAGCTACACCTACAACATATATGAATCCAGACCCAACAACAGTTACTGTTGGTGGAGTTGTCTCAGGAACAACATTTCCTACACCACAGACAATTCAACAAATGTTTGATGCTATTTTATATCCTTATGCATCACCAATTCCATCACTTAGTGTAGTTGGTTCTATTTCAAGTACAATACCAATAAGTACTCAAAAAGAGTATGGACAATCATTGTCAACTATTCTTTACTGGACAGCAACAAAAAAATCAAATCCAATACTAAGTATTGTTGTTAATGGAACAACAATTTCACCAATTACAGGAAACACACAAGTTGGTTGGAGAGTTGCATCAGGAACTTATAGTTTTCCACTACTTGCAAGTACAAATAATAGCTTTATAATGACTGTAAATGACGGAACTGGAGGAAATACAACAGGTACTTCAATAACATGGGTAAATAGAATATATTGGGGATCCATTGATTTAAGTGGTCTTACTTATCCTAATCCAGATTTAACATTAAATCCATCATATACAACATATGTAACTGCAATAGTAACAAGTAATCTTATAAAGGCATTAAATGGAGCTGGAGTTGGTTCTGGAAGTGAACTATCAGCAACTAAGAATAAAACATATAGTGCAATTAATGCAAATGGTAAATATTTAATATTTGCTTGGCCAAGTTCAGTAAGTGGTGCATTAGTACCAACCTTTACAGTTAATGGATTAGCAAATACCGCATTTACAAGAGTTAAAACTGCTTGGGCATTTACCAATACATATAATGTGACAACAAACTTTGAAGTTTGGGTAAGTAATACTGCATATAATTCAGCAGCAAATGTAATAGTAAGTTAAAAAAATATAAATAAAAATGGCAGGAATACCAAATATAGGAACATTAGTAGGAGCAGCAATTAGACCAATTAACACTGCAGATTTAATTTCAACCGCATATGCAAATGAAATTAAAGGTGGTATTCATGGATATGCAACTCTTGCAGAAAGAGATAGTATAATTATCCAAAGAAGACAATGGGGTATGCTAGTTGTGATTTATGATGATCCAACACCATCAAATAATAAAACATATCAATTAAAATATAATAATGTTGATACTGATTTAATGAATTTACTTAACTGGGTTGAATATACTGGTGCCAGCTCTACTAATATTAGTGAATGGCAAAACTCAGTAAAATCAATACTAACCACTGTACCTATATCACCAAATGATGGTGATAGATATTTAGTAGGTATTGATCAATCATCAAGTATTGTTGGTTCTCCTTGGGCAGGAAATCCAGGTGGATTTATATCAGAATATAATACAACAACTACAAATTGGACAAATACTCTACCAACAAATGGTATGACAGTAAGAGTTGATGATCAATATAATTCACTTTATAAATATGAAGGAGATTATTATACTGGTCAATGGGTAAAAGAAAAATTAACACAAGTTCATTATGTTGACTTTATAGGTAATGGTGTATTATACACAACTAGTATATCCCCAACATTTAGTATATATGAGACAGATGTAATATTTCTATCAAAGTTTGATAATTCAAATACTGGAAGTATTACAATAAATATAAATGGAGTAGGTATTAAACCTGTTAAAAAACCATCCATTAATGGATTGGTGGATTTAACACCAAATGATATAATACCAGAGAATATTTATAGTCTATCATATGATTATGGTAATGATTGTTTTCAATTTATCAAAACATATTCTAATGATTCATTTAATATTAAATATTATATTGAACCTAATGATTATATAGTGGTTCCACCATATTGTCAATATTGGGTATATGGTGATTTAACAGTTGATGGAACTATACTTAATTATGGAAAAATAATTGTTGCAAATGGTCAACTAATAATTGGTACTTTTGGTGTAGTTGAAAATTATGGAGATGTTGATTTAATATCTATAGGTGGAGGTAATTCAAATGTTATAAGTTCGGGGCTAGGAAAAATTAAATTAACCGATGCAACAAATCAGGTATTTAATGATTTAGCTGGTGCAATGGCTTATGTTTCCTTGTTTACTGATGCCGAACTTACCGAAACATCATTTAGCGACAACACTTTTTATTTTACAGTTCCAGCCAATACCGATTTTTTATTAGCTAACGGTTTTTGTGGAAAAATAACCAATGCCGAATTATTAAGTTTTGAAGATACAAATGGTTTAGTTGTAAATTTTAAAGAAAGTGCTTTTGAAAGTAATGAGAAAAACAATATTTTTCACAATGTTACTTTTGACCAATTTGCATTTAATAACGCATCAGGAATAAATATTTTCAACACTTGTAGTGCTGGAAACAATTCTTTTAATTATTGTTCAGGAAAATTTACTTTTGGGAATGGTAATAATTTTAGCCAAAATTCTTTTCAAAACGCTTCAGGTATTTTTACATTTTTAAATAACAGTAATTTTGGAGATAGATGTTTTCTCGCATCAGTTAATCCAACTATTAATATAGGTAATGCCAATTCCTTTGGAATAGAATTTTTAAAAAATTCTACGGCAACTGGTATTTTTGGTAGTACTAATTATTTTGAAGAAAAAGCATTTCAAAACTTAACATCAAAAAGTTTACAATTTGGTAATGAAAACGAATTTGCAGATAATGCTTTTACGGATTCTTCATTAATAGCAACCTTTGACAGTAACAATATTTTTCTTGACTTTGCGTTTAAAGGCACTTCAGGAAATGTGATTTTTAACAACGAAAGCGACTTTGGTAATGAATGTTTTTCTGATTCAACTGGAAATTTTAAACTACTTGGAAAAAATACATTTGGAAATAATTGTTTTGAAAACGCCAACCCAATCATAAAAAACGAAATTGAAAATTTATATCAATGTGGCTCAAACTTTGCGTTAAATTATTTTGGTCGTTTCGATATTCTTTCAAAATTAGGTAATGATGAAACCCAAAACTTACCAAATGATATTTTTACAACAGCACAAATAGTAAATTTCAATTATCCAAATGCTTTGAAATACAACAACGCTGGCGGTAAAGATGGCGATTTAGTTAATGTACTTGCAAATATTAGTAATCTTAAAAGTGTTGTAAATGCAATAATTAATTATAGTACAGATGAAATTGATACTGGTGCTAAATGGATTGATGGTAAACCTATTTATAGAAAGGTTTTTTCAAAAATATTATTAACTGCCAATGATTATATAGATATTGATGTCAATATTGATAAAATAATTAAACTAGATGGAATTATTTATTCTGCATCAGACAAGCAAATAAATATTCCTTTTTATGATGATTTAAATAATTTTTCAACAATTATTAGAACTGATTTAGATGCAATTACTATACATTTTTCTTCATATATCGTCCTTGACTATGCAGATTCTACATATTATATTATCATAGAATACACTAAAAATTAATATTTCTTTATAAAAAAACACCATGAAAAAACTACAACAACTCTACACCTATTTCATCTTAATGCGCTGGCACTTGCATAGCATCGCTTTGCCGTTTGGTTTTTTATACGGATATCTTGCTAATGTTCAAAACTTATGTCATTTAAAAACCGCCTATTTTGAGCAAATTGTAGGCACACAATACATTTGGCAAACTATTTGGAATACAAATTTAGAATTGTCTGATTTAATTAATAAAGTTACTTTTAAAATAGAATTGTATAAAAATTAAATGGTATAAATAATGAATGAGATAGTAATAAGTGGAGCAGGAACATCAATACCACAAACTATAATAAATCAAAGGGATGCATTAAAAACAGAATTTTTTAGTATAACTAATACTCTTTATTAATTTAATATATACACTAATGAAAATAGATAAATACTTTGAATTTGTACAAGCTGATTTAGAACCAGTAAAATCGTTCCATTTGAAAGATGAATTGAATCCTAAAGTATGGGATAAATTTGAACTTGATGATGAAATAAGAAGAGAATTATTACAAATAGGTGAAGACTTTTATAGTGACTTAGAATTAAAAGCAGATGTACTTGACATTATATTCTGTGGTTCTTTATGTAACTATAACTGGTCTGAAAAATATTCTGACTTTGACTTACATGTTATTATAAGACATTCTGATATTGATGAAAATGTTGAATTAGTTGAGAAGTATTGTGATTATGCTAAAAAAATGTGGAATGGTGAACATGAAATTCAGATAAGAGGATATGATGTTGAAATAATGTTACAAGATATTAATTCACTAAATGAAGCAATTGAGACAGGTAAAATGGGTGGTGCTTATTCTATTCTAAAAGATAAATGGGTTAAGAAACCACAAAAGATTGAATTTGTTCCAGATGAGGAAAATATTAAAGAGAAAGCTAAAACTATAATGTCTAAAATAGATGACTTAGAAGAAGCTGCAAAAGAAGATACTTATCAAGCACTTAAAGATAAAATCAAGAAAGTGTGGACTAAGATTAAAGATAGTAGAAAGAGTGGCCTTGATAGTGAAGGTGGAGAGTTTTCAACAGGAAATCTTGTATTCAAATTATTAAGACGTAACAACTATATAGGAAAAATAATGAAGCTTAAAAGAGAAGCTTATGATAAACAATTTAATTAAATTATGAATGGTAAAAAATATACAACTGATATTTATATAAAGGAATGTAGTATAATACATAGCAATAAGTATGATTATTCATTAGTAAAATATACAAAATTAAGAGACAATATTAGAATAATTTGTAGTAAACATGGAGAATTCAGTCAAAGAGCACAAGCTCATCTAAATGGTTCATCTTGTATTAAGTGTTATAAAGATTCCAGAAACCCCTCACAAGATGAATTTATAATCAAATCTAATTTAATACATAAAAATAAATATGATTATTCCAAAACTATTTTTACCAAATCTAAGTCTATTATAAATATAATATGTAAGAAACATGGAGAATTTAAACAATATGCATATAAACACTTAATAGGACAAGGATGTTCTATTTGTGCAAATGAAGAACATAGAATTAGTTTAGATTACTTCATAGAGAAATCTAATAATATACATAAAAATAAATATGACTATTCAAATGTTGAATATTCTAATAATTCAATAAAGATCTCTATAATATGTAAGAAACATGGGGAATTTAAACAATCCCCAAACAACCATACTAATGGTAAGGGCTGTCCTAAATGTTCAAAAGTAGTATCAAAAATGGAAACTAATTGGTTGGATAGTATAGGAATTCCAAATGAATTTAGACAAAAAACTATTAATTTAGAAAATAAGAATATTAGAGTGGATGCAATTGACAATGTTAATAAAATTGTATATGAATTCTATGGTGATTATTGGCATGGTAATCCTGATGTATATAATCCTAAAGAAATTAATAAAGTATCAGGACTATCATTTGGTGACTTATATAAAAAAACTATTGATAGAGAAAAAATAATATTAAAAAATGGATTTAATATTATTAATATATGGGAAAATGATTATAAAAATAATTTAAAAAAATGAATATTAGAATATCTGAGATTGAAGAAGCCTTTAAGGAAATATTTAAAGAAGAAGATGGGGTAGTTAGTTCTTGTGAAACTGTCTATGAAAAATCAAAGGATAATGATTATCTAAAATTAGTAATTGGTATAAATGGATTATCAACAGAAGATATAAATATTATACACACCAAGTTTATATTTAAAACAGACTTAGAAAAAAGAAATATTATTGAGAATTCATTTATATACCTTTATGATATAAATTGTGTTTATCATAGAATGGAATTTGATAGTATTATCGATATGAAGAAAAAAATAGAGGATATTATTGAATCAAATAATTTTGGAGAGGATATTCAAATTCTTTCTGATTTTACAGAAAGTCCTGCAATGTTCTTGAACTATTATATGAAAAGAGCTAAGATTACAGAATATTCTGTTTTTGATGTAGAATATGAACCAAAATTTAAAATAGTTTCTTGTGATAAAACCACATTTGACTTTAAAATAAATATTAACAATAGTTATGATATTGAGTTTTCAATACATAAAATAGATAAAGATTTAACAGAAGATCCTGATGATATAGATATGTATAAATTACAATTTAGATTTATGGATGAAATTGAGTCAGTTGAAAGTGATACTATTAAAAATATACACTTCTTAATTGGTTCAAATATGTCTAAGTTATTAGACAGAAAATTAAAAAATCAATAATATGGACAAATTAATAAAATTTGATGACTTCAAAATATATGAGTCTAAAAAGACAAATTTAATTTTTAATGAAAAGTCATTAAGAGAGACATTAAATCTACCAGTTGAATGTAAGGTTGAAATTAAAAATGGTGAAGTTAAATCTGGTAAATACAATAAATATATTAAATATATTATAACTAAATTACCATCACCAGTTGATAGTAATAGAGAAAAGATAATTAAGAAAATAAAAAGTATAAAAGAAGAAGATATTTATTCAAGTGCAAAACCTAACTTTGGAAGTGGTGTAAATTGGATTATAAAATTTACTTCTTAAAAAAAATCATAATATCATGGCTAAACTAATAAAATTTGAAGACTTCAAAAAGGAAGAAGAAAAAAAAGATTTACAAGACTTAAAAAGAGACTTCACTAAAAATAGTGCAGATACACAACAATTTCCAAGAAATACAAAGTTTCACTATAATGATGTAACTAAAAAAATGGATGACTTATCAGTTGATGAAGTTGATGATTCTATTGAAGGTTTAGAAGAAGGATTTAGAAAATGGAATCCAGAAACCAATAAAGTAGAAGAAACAACAGGACTTGAAACAGTAGGAGAATTAATTGAAAGATTAAAACAATATGATCCTAATACAAAAGTTGCAGTAAATGTTGCAGAAGAACCATCTGAGATATTTGAAATTGTAGAGACTAAAGTAGAAGATTGTAGAGGTAGAGGTGATGGTTTAGAATATACAACTAGTTGGGATAAAGAAGAAAAGGTTATCCTTATAAAAGGAAATCAATATTAAAAAAATAATTAAATAATATGATATATATTTTAGAATTTTTTGATTTTTTAAAAAAAAACAAAACTAAAAAGGATTGGAGAAGTGAATTTGATGAAGTTTACAAATATTATAATAGTATTAAAGTAAAACCATCAAAAGATTATCATTTTTTTAATGTAGGTATTGAATCTAAAGATAATTTTGATGTTGCACTTGACCAAATACACATAGGTTTTAGTAACAGAAATGGTGAACTTGAGGTAACTAATTATAAAGAAATAGATTGGGATAATTTTAGAGGTAGAACTGGTGAAGAAAATGAACCTGGACACTACAAAGATATTACTCAAAGTGAGTTTAATGAATATTTAAAGAAAACTCAAGAAATGTCAGACTTCTTAGATGAACAAAGTGAGAAAAAGTTTAATAAATCAGGAACTACCATATCTGATGATGGTATTGAACTTGGATTTGATGAGTCTGATACTGCAATAGATGAGATGAACTTTCACTTACAAAAAGAGTTTGATAAATATATTGATAAAGAATATGAATTTGAGATAGAATATTGTTTATGGAGTGAAGAAAGCAAAAATGAAAAGATAGTAGAAAGAGTAAAATTACCAATACTTGATATTAGAATTGAATTTGCTGGTGGTAGATTTTACTCAGAAATTGAAACAGAAGGAGTTCAAGGTGAAAAATGTAAGTTGTGGTTAGAAGGTAGAAAATATGAATATGTTGATTTAGAAAAAGGTAAAATACCTGAGTATGATGAAATAATTGCAATGGATAAAGTAAAAAAAGAACTTACCAGAAAACAAGAAAGAGAAAATGTAACAAAATATCCATATATAATATCATATAAAGTAACACCAAGTAAATATGATTCAATTGAGTTTATTAATACAATTACAGAAATATTAGAACATCTAAATGATGAAATAAAAAAAAGAGGAGCTTAAAACTTCTCTTTTTTATATTAATTTGTTAAGTGTCAGTTCTCTACTAACAGTCTTAGTTATATGACCTAATACACCTTTTTCTAATTTTTCTTGTATTTCATCCTGTTCTATACTATCCTGACAATTTTCATATCTTTCTATAAGTTTATAATTCTCATCTCAAATGGATCCCATTCTGGTTCTGATTGTTGTTGAACATCTGAATTAACCTTTATTTTTTCTCCAGTCTCAGGGTTGTAATTCATAATCAATAACTCAACACCTTTTTCTTTATCAACACCCTCTACTTTATTTTTAATTACTGCAGATGGTCTGTGAAACTCTTTTGAAGTCCAAAAGTATTCATCTTTAGGTAATAATTCTTCTAATAAAGGAAAGTAGTAATATGATAAAGACCATCTACATTTAGATTGTTTTAACAACTCTAATAAACGTCTATGTGAAGAAACACCAAAGGTGTTCTCTGTGTCACATCCATACCAAAATAGTCTTCTACCATCATCATCATTTTTAATGTCATTAAAACGAGCATAAGGTGGGTCTAAATACATATAAGTATCTTCTGCATCATGCATTGTAATAACTTCTTCAAAATCTAAGTTATTAAACTCATTAATTTTTTGTAATCTTTCAGTATATTTATTTTTCTCTAATTTATTAATCAAAATTTGTAAGTTCAACTTATTAGTTTTTTTCTTAAATCCAGTGAAACCACCACCTCTTGGATAAACAGAACTAAAACTTGATGTAATTAAAAAGGCATAAATTGCACCTACTTTTAAGTCACCAATCTCAAAGTCCATATTATCTAAAAAATCATTAGTAATGTAAGTTCTGTAAATTGCTTTATAGAAATCCCATTTTTTATCTAATTCAGTTTCTGTGGTATATAGAAGTCCACCAAAATCCATTAGTTTTTTAAGTTCAACCAAAAACTCTTCTGGTCTTGAACAACATTGCATCAAATTAGCTTGATGTCTATTTCTATCATTAAAGATAACATTCTCAAACTCTAATTTAGAATCTAAGTAAATTGCAAATGAACCAGAAAATGGTTCTACATAAGTTTTACAATCTTTTGGAATTATAGGTGTAATAAAGGATTGAAAGTTTGCCTTGCCACCAAAGTATGAAATTACCGACATTTTTATTAATTTTTTTTTCTGTATTTTGTTTTACTCTTACTTATAGATATTGCCATATCAAAAGTTTCTTTTTTTCTCTTTAGATAAATAGTTGCATCTTTGTAGAAAAAATCATAGAACCTCTCTATATCACTAAATGAAGCCCAATCTATTACATTATATGTTCCCTTTGGACATCTTATTTTATTTTTTGTTATACCACAATACTTATTCAATCTTTCAACATACTCTTCAATAAAATCTCTACTACCTGAACATATATTAACTTGCCCTCTATCTGTAGTATCTCTTCCACCTTGTCTCTTTTTATGTATTGATATACAACCATCACCGTCAAATAAACCTCTCATAAAATGATGTTCTAAGTCTTTAGGTATTTCAGGATATTTTACTATCATAGTTTTATTTGAGTAGATACCCAATCTATATAAATCATTTATAGTTTTTTCTGAATATAAATTTATTGTATGTATATCTCTTCCTTTACTTTTTAAAACTTTACCCTCAAAATTTATATATCTTTTAAACTCATATAAAATATCAGGCTCTTTTTGTGATATATTTAATGTTTTTTTATTAACACTACCATCTGCAACTATGAAACCTAAAAAATAAGCCTTATCCTCTGTATCTATATCTTCAAAGTAATTTTCATCAAAGTTAAACTTTCTAGTTCTTTCATTTAATTCACCACCATTTTTGATAATTACTTTTTGGTAATGTCTATCTGAAATACCATATTCCTTTATTATGTCTTTTCTTTTTAGTCCATTTTGTCTTTTAAGACAAATTTCTTGTTCTTCTTCCTTTGTAAGTTCCTTTAATTTTCTCATATACTATATATAAAAATAATATAGTTCCCTCCAAAGTAATTAATATATTTTCATTATTTCTTAGGAAATAACACATCATAAAGGTTAGGTTTTTTTGTACCATTTAGTTCACTTCTAACTTCCATTAAAAGTTTACCTAACTTATTCTTACCTTTACCTGCACATTTTTCACAAGTACATTGGCCCCAGAAGACATCGTGCCACCAGTTGCCTTCAATAATATCAACATCACCAGTCATTAGTAACATTTCTTTTAATGTAGGATCCTTGAACTTTTCATTAACAGCCCAAGTCATAAACTCTAATTTCTTAGAATCCCAATCAGGTCTTACTTTAATTCTTTGACCTATTTTCTTTACTCTTCCTGGACTTGGTATTTTTGCAATCATTTCTCTAAAATCCACAGGTGTATAATATACTCCATCAAATGTTTGATTACTATTACATTTCATTGCAACATAAAATGCCTCAACAGATGGGTAAGTGATACCTTGGTGTTCTATTTTACAGGGGTAGAAGTTTGAAAGAAAACTATATCTACCATCAAATCTATTTATCATAATTACAAAATTAACATTTAATATATAATATATGAAATATTTAATAAAGTTTTTTGAATCATTTGGTAATTCTGAAATCAAAGAAGAATTACAAAACTTTTGTAATGAAAATTTAGCTTATTTACTTGATGAAGGATTTGAAGTAAGAGTTATATGGACACCAAATTGTAATGCTTGGAGATTAGTATTTGAAAAAGTTAAAAGAGAAGCTGCACATTTAAGAGATTCTGAAAGAATAAACTCATTTTATTGGAGAGAAGTAAAAGATGATTTTTTACCATTCTTTGAAATGTTGGATAGTAAATATGAAATTTGTGGAACTTTTAATAATCATTGGATTCCTTCATACCAAAAAGATATAAAGGATGAATTAGTTGTGGATTTTGAAACTCCTATGTATATTACAGAACATACACATTTTTTCTATGATAGAAAACAATTATTATCAGGAAGAACAACAAATAAAAAGATAAAGAAAATTCAAATATATGTTAAATTAAAATAGTTTTTCAGTTATTGTTTTTTCTAAAAAATCTTTAACTTTAAGATTATTATTTTTACAATGTTCTTTTATTTTTTTATGAAGCTCTTTGGAAATCTGAACAAATGTTTTATCTGCATTATATTCCTTTCTTTTTATTGCATATTTTTCACTATTTACCATAAGGGAAAGTTATTATTTTTATATATATTATATAAAAAATAATTATAAAGTTATGTCTTTAGATAGAAGAAAAACCACAGAACAATTTATAAAAGAGGCCAAAAATAAATGGGGTGATAAATATGATTATAGTATAACAATTTATACAACTAGAAAAAACAAAATAAAAGTAATATATGATGGTATAGTATATGAACAATTACCAAGTAATCATATGATATATGCACCAGAAAAATTATCTATTCCTATGACTACAGATTATTTTATAAAAAAGTCATTAGAATTAAATGGCAATAGATATGATTACAATAAAGTTAACATTATATCAAGTGGTAAAAAAGTTTTAATTACTTGTAATAAAGAAGGACATGGTGATTTTTTACAAACACCACATAGTCATATTAATGGTAAAGGTTGTCCAAAATGTAGAGAATCAAAAGGTAATAAAATAATAAGAAGTATTTTA